CATTGTATATAGAAAACTATTTTTTATCACACAATACAGGCCAGCGGAAAACACCACAAACTATGATTCTTGTGACAAAAATTGTCACTTTTACGACAGTTTTTTGCTAATACCATAAATTGTAGCAGGGCTAATCTATTCATCTGATATGTGATATATTAGATATCAGATGAAAAAAAACGGATGCCACGGGGATGCACATGGCTTCTATTCTCTACACTTACACCAGCCCCCTTTCGGGGGCTGCCTGGTTTAGTACATCGCCGCTTCTGCTATTGTCAGGGCCGCTCGGACTTTTTTCTGGACTGTGTAGAAGCAGTCCTCAATGAGGACTATAAGATCAGCCCTTTTCATTTTCAGCTTCGCTTCCCAAAGTGCTTCGTCAATCTCTTCATCGTCTATATTTGAAATCTCCATTTCAAGTATGGCCTCCATGCAATCCCCGTCCGCCCAGGCCTTCATTTGTGATTTAGTCATTCTTTCAACTTTTGCTTTTGCACTTTCTTTTGAGTTCGTCATTTTAGTTTTCCTTTTTTTGGGGTTCTCGTTGTTTGTTGACTACATACTAATGCAATACCTATACCAAACCCAACAACTTAGGAAAAATACTTCATAGAACCCCATTGTATATAGAAAACTATTTTTTATCACACAATACAGGCCAGCGGAAAACACCACAAACTATGATTCTTGTGACAAAAATTGTCACTTTTACGACAGTTTTTTGCTAATACCATAAATTGTAGCATGGCTAATCTATTTATCTGATATGTGATATATCAGATAAATAAAAAAAAGGATAAACAAGGAGCGACCATATACAGATTACCGTTAAAAAAATCGTTTTTTCATACCCTGTCAAGCAGAAAGATGGCCGGTTTATCATCATTGTTGGCCGGTTCACCATCATTATTGGCCGTTCTGTCCCCATTTTGGCAAAAACCGGAAAAACCCGTGTTATCCTGTGATTGTGTTCGTGTTGCCCCTTTCGTTGACTGCGATCCGGAACATCGGAAAAGTGACTAAATTCTGGGATGTCGCAGCCAACGATAAATAACAAACAGGATAACTTATGGCTTTTACCGCGTCTGACCTTACCAATATCGATGTAGCGATTACCGCCTATTATTCCGGCAGCAGAGCCGAGCAGGTATCCAAGGGTGATGGCATGATCAAGTATGCCACCATGTCGATATCTGATCTGCTCAAACTCAGGGCAGTCATCCAGCAGGAGCTCGGTATTTCAGCAACTAGGACCTATGCCAGACAAGGGGGCCGGTGCAAATGAACGTATCAGACAAAATCCAAAACCTTCTCAGCCGACTATTCCCGCTCAAAAAACGGTCCACAGTTTACGCTGCAGCAAAATCCACCAGATTAACCGGTGACTGGCTTCCGGTCGATAGCAATGTCAACGATATTATCTATGCATCATCCCCCATTATCCGTGCTCGCGTACGACAACTGGTACGGGATTTCCCCTATTTTTCCCGTGCGGTCAATCTCCTGGTTGACTACGTTGTCGGCGCAGGCATCCAGTTTCAATCCCGTGTAGTCAATTCATCTGGCACAATAAACGTCAAAAAAAACCAACAGATAGAGGATGCATTTAACTTTTGGGCGGATGATGCTGATGTCACGGGGCGGATGCACTTTTACGACATCATGAGATTGGCCAAACGCCAGGACATCGAGCCGGGCGAGTTCTTGATCCAGAAACTGCGCGTTAATCGCCCAGGGAAATACCTGCCCTTATGCTTGCGCATAATCGAACCAGATTGGCTGACAAGTCAAAACGATCAGCGGTTTTTCACGACCGCACCTGCAGGTAATGAGGTTTATCAAGGTGTTGAATACAACACTTTGACGGGCGAGCGCGTGGCATACCACATTACCGATCCATCCGGCTGGGGCAAAATGATCCGGATACCTGCTGATGAAATAATTCATGGGTTTGAAATGCTTCGCCCTGGGCAGCTTCGGGGCATCAGCCCGTTTGCGTCAGGGTTAATGCTCGCCAATGATCTGCAATCAATAATCGAGTCAGAGATTGATGCGGCGAAAATGGCCAGTAAATGGCTGGCGATGGTTACCACCGACAACCCAATGGGGCGGCAGCTTGGCGTAGGCGTCACCACAGATGACAACGGCCAAAAAATCGAAGAGCTCGAAAATGCTATCATTGAATACCTACGACCCGGAGAGAAAATCGACCTCGCCTCAAACCCTCGTCCAGGTGCGAACTTCGCCCCTTTCGTGCGATTAATCCTCACGATGCTGGCAGTCACAACAAACGTACCTTATGAGATGCTTACCGGAGATTACCAGGGCCTCAACTATTCTACAGGGAAAATGGTTCGAAATGATTTCCAGCAACAACTCCGCCCGGTCGTCAATCGGCACATCCGCCAGTACTGTGACCCAATAGCCAAAGCATTTATGGATGAAGCTGTTCTGTCCGGTAAACTGGCTTTGCCGGGATATTTTACGAATCCCCGCCAATACCAAAATTTTGAATGGCAATCCCCAGGCATGGAAACAATTGACCCAGGGCGGGAGACAAAGGCTCGGATCGACGAAATCAAAACTCGGCTTCGCTCTCCCCAGGAAATCATCAAATCACGCGGCAGAGATCCGGAAGCCGTAGTCAATGAAATTGCCGAGTTCAAGAGACTTTGCGAAAGCAAGGGCCTGACAATGGAAGAAACCATATCAACCGCAATGGCCAACAACCCGGCGGCGGTAGAAAAACAATGAGGTCAATTATGATGAAATATCGACATGCAGGGGCGACCGGCCAGTCGCCCGCAATGATGCAACGGCTCCAAATATCCGATCATAAACCGACAACTCTGGATGCAGTAACACGCTCTATCGAAGTTGTCGGCGCTACAGAAAATCCGTCTATGGTCTGGGACCCAGCGCGCGGTGAGATTGTCAGTGAAATACTGCTGATGTCTGGTTGCGAGATTCCGGTGTCGAGACAAATACCGCTAACCATAGATCACGAGAGAGACGCTGGATCAGTCATTGGGTCGTTCGCCGATATGAGGATTGAGGGTGATAAGTTGGTTGGCAGAGCCGTTTTTTCGAGCGCAGCAGATGCAGAACCCTTTTACACCAAAGTGACGGAAGGGCACCTGAATCGGTTTTCAATCGTTTATCCATCAAACGAGCGACAATCAATATATATTGAGGATGATTCTGTGCAGGTAATAAATGGTAGATCATTTTCCGGCCCATTGCTTATTACTAAACAATGGCAACCCAAATCCCTTGGACTCGTTTTATACGCGGCAGACGATCAGGCGACAGCTCGCTCCATGCCAGAAAATCAACACAAAAAGGAGAGTAAAAAAATGGACAAAAAAATCAGGGCATTCCTGGAGCGGCATGGGCTGTCACCAGATGCAACAGAAGAGCAGGCATTGGCGTTTTTGGACAATGTAGATGCACCAACATCAGGTGGCGCTCAGCCAGTCATCCGCACAGAACCCGTTATTAACCCAGATGTGGAACGGGCGAATGTTATCCGTATTGAGCGTGAACGAATCAGCGAAATTACCGGACTGTGCCAGAGATACGAGGCTGATACTTTGGCGAAAAAATTGATTGACGATGGATCCTCACTTGATCTCGCAAGGGAGAAGGTTTTGGATTTTATTGATGCCAAAAAAACCAGTGAAAATTTGTCTCATGGCCCAGGTGTGGTGACTGTTGACGCCGCTGATAAATTCAGATCGGCTGCTACAGATGGTTTGGTTATTCGATCAGGGATCAGGATTGAAAAACCAGCCATTGGATCAACTGACATTGCAGGCTGGAGCCTGCTTGAAATGGCCCGTCATTCGCTTATGCTGGCGAATAAACCCACCAACGGAAACAAACTCGAAATGGTTGGCCGTGCGCTGACTACCACGGATTTTCCGATCTTGATGGCAAACGTCGCTAATAAATCCCTGTTCGCAGGCTGGGACGGGGCGCAGGAAACGTGGTCTGAATGGTGCGCAACTGGATCCGTACCAGATTTTAAAACCAACTACCTGCCCAGAATATCCGAAACGTCCGACCTCGACGAAATGCCCGAAGGCATGGAATACAAATACGGTGTTCGGACCGAGGCTCAGGAGAGTTTTTCGATCGCCACTTACGGGAAAATGCTTGCTATCACCCGTCAGGCTATCATCAATGATGATCTCATGTCCATGACCGATATCCCCAGGGCGCACGGCGAGGCCGCAGCTCGCAAAGTTGGCGACTTGCCTTATGCTGTCCTGACCGCCAATGCTGCCATGGGCGACACCCTGGCGCTGTTTCACGCAACTCACGCCAATGTTGTGGCGCACGCCGGGTCTGCACCTGGTATTGCATCTATCGCTGCGGGCATTTTGGCGATGGGTATTCAAAAAGATTTACTCGGCAAACGTCGGATCAATATCCGCCCTGTGTATTTCCTGGGGCCCAAAGCCCTTGAGGGTGCATCCGAGATTTTCTTTCGCACAGATAGATGGTCAGACCACAGCACTGTTGCAACAGATTCAACTTTTGCCAGTACCCGCGTCAATCCGTATGCCGGAACCGTGCTGACCAGAATTTATGATGCGCGTTTGGATACCGACGATGCCAATCATTGGTATTTGGCAGCCAGTAAGGGCCGGACAATAACGGTTTTCTTTTTGGATGGTCAACAGCGGCCGTACATGGAAACGAGAAACGGCTGGAATGTTGATGGAATCGAATATAAAGTCCGTATCGACGCAGGGGCCAAAGCGGTTGACTGGAAGGGCCTCTATATGAACGACGGCGCATAATTGCCTGGGAGCGCCGCACCCCAGTGCGGCCCTGTAGAATATTCTCGTTGAGATTTTCGAATTGTAGCGAGTTGTAGCTACAATTCGCTACACTCATCAATAAAAACAATGCCGCACTGGGGTGCGGCGCTCCCAGGAGGATGAAATATGCAAGAATCTGCATTAGATGGATATAAAAAAGTGGCTCTTTTCGAGTATGACTTCGCCAAGCACGGCGGGGCAATCAGTGCAATCTCGGTTTATGGGGATTGTATCCCCGCCGGTTCGATTATCAAGGAGGGCATCATTCACGTTAAAACCGCAGCGACATCTGGCGGATCGGCGACACTTAAAATCAAGGCGCTGACAACCGACGATCTTTTAACATCTACGGCGGTTGGATCTCTCACGCTTAACGCTTTGATAGCCACTGTTCCGGTAGGCTCGGCTGCATCGTCAATTTATGTTGCAACGGCAATCACCAACATAATCTTTACAATTGGCGCAGCAACATTCCTAACCGGCAAAATCTGTGTTGCCCTTGAATACGTGACAACTGGATAAAGGGGGGAACAGTCATGCAAGGATGCACAGGTTCTAAAAATCAGAAGAAGGTGGCGCTATTCCCGTATGACTTTACACTGGATGGCGGGGCGATCGGCTCAATCACCAAAAAAGGCGGCCCTATCCCCAAGGGTTCCATTATAAAGGATGGCGTTATACTGGTAAACACCGCATGCACAGGCGTTGCTACTACAGCGACCCTGGGTATTACAGCATTATCAGCACTCGATATCCTCGGCAAAACAGCGATGTCCGACTTGACTCCGGAAAATACCCTGGTGGAAACAAAACCACTGGGGACGGCTGCATCATCTATCCGTGTTACTGCGGACATAACCAGCGTTGATTTCGTCATTGCTACATCGCCTCTGACTGCTGGCAAAGTCACTGCGGCAATTGAATATCTCGTAACAGATCCGGTGATTTAATGACAACTGCGGCTATCTTCGCAAAAGCATCTTTGGATATTTTAAATATTATGGGCGTTGACGCGGTTTATACGTCTATAGATACATCCCTTTATTCAAAGACCTTCAGGGTGTTGATATCGACTGTCTTCAATGGGCAACCATCGGGCATGGGTTCGGCGACCTGGGCGCAACAATCAGTTGTTGAGTTCTTGTTGTCGAGCCTGGATGAGCCTCCGAGAGTTGGCGATACGATTGACGACGGCGTCAACACATATACGCTGGAGCAACAAACAGAGCACAATGGGCTATTTGTCAAATATATTTGCACGGTGGCTATAAATGACTGAGATATTTGTTCCACCGGCATCTGTATCAGTGGTTGCGTCACTTGGATATATCGTAGCACCGACTATCAGGGCTCGGATTATCCATGCGTTTGCCGATGCTATGGCTGATGTAACAATCGACAACGGATATCACACAGACGCCGGCAAAAACGTGATCCTCTGTCGCAGGAGTTTGGACCCTGCGGAACTGCCCTGCATTGTCATTTTGCCGGGGATGGAGACGGCGGAACGGCTGGCATCCGGGTATTGCTACTGCACAATGAGATTGGGGGTTGAATCACACGCGATTTTCGGGGCTGTATCTGCATCGGTAATCTCGGAAAATATGCTCGGGGATATGCTCCGGGCGCTCTTCGGTCAATCTATCACTACCCTGGCCGACGATATCCAATACGAATCCGGAGGGATAGACAGCTACCCTGAATCTGGCGAAGTGGCGATAGGTGTCAAAGTTAATCTGAACATCAAATACAATTATTTAATCGGGGATCCGTATTCCCAGTAAAAGGAGAATTAAATGCCTTCTGCATCAAATGCGATTTTATATTACGAAGCTGGACAATCATTGGGGCCAATGGTGGCGCTGACTGACTCCGGAGACCATCTGAACTTCAATTCCGGTGCTGCATTGTGGTCGGATAAATCAGGTTATGGCCCTGATGTTAAACCAAACGGCGTTTTGACTGGATTAGTAGTATCGCCTGCGGCAAGCGGGACAAGCGATCTTGTTGATGTATCCGGTGGAACCGTAAACCTAAATGGTGTCGTGACCACGGTGGCGGCGGCTACGGATAAAGCCTGTTTACGCGGCGCAGACACACACATTTGCCGAATCAATTCAATTTGTGTCAAATCTGATGGTTCAATTGAGGTGTTAAGCGGCACAGATCACACCGCAACATCAGAAACAAGAGACGCTGCCGGTGGCCCGCCACTTATCACGGTCACATCGGTGGAACTGGCCCAGGTACGGTTTATCAGCGTAACCAGCGCGGCGGTACTGGTGTCAGAAATCAAAGCAATTCCGAACACCCATCGAGAGCTGGCTACATTCCCGACATTCGAGACTGAGTTCTCACGAGTTGTAAATGGCGTTATCGGCGTGGCCGGAATCATATATTCCACCGCCCCCATGCTGAATCATACCGGTGTTGTAGCCAAGAAGGCGTATGCTCAATATTACACACCAGCCTTCGCTACTATTCCAAAATCCTCCGATTTTAAACGTGCTGCCAACAGCAAATCGGTATCATCGACTCAGGTTTATGGCGGAACAATCGGCGCTGTTTCAACGAGTTTGGGGCAGGGCGGGTTCAAGGCATACCTGAATGACGGAGTGACCGATGGCCTACTATCTGAAGAAGGTAATAAGCTGTTTTTCAAATTCCTACCAGATAAACTCAAATCGCCTTATATTTTGACCCAGGGATATCTTGGCGTGGTTGAGTCGTACCCTGCAGGCGGATCTATCATGGCCGAATGTACCATTTCCTCCGAGGTGGCCGGTAACCGGGTAACATCGTAATGGCTGGATCATCATTTCAGCTTACAATTGACGATGCACAGATGGCGTCTGTTCGATCCGCTCTATCAGGGATTGCCTCCGGATATGAAACGGTCATGAGAAACGCTATCAACCGCACTCTGTCCACGGTGCAGACACAGGCCGTGGCCAGAATCGCTAATGAATTGAATCTAACATCAGCACGAATCAAGAAAGATTTCCGCATTGTAAATGCAACTATGGCAAGCACCGGTGGCGGAGTTTACTCAACCGGTGTACCTGTTGGATTGATGAGTTATGGCGCAACAGCTACGATGAGTGGAGTTAGATTCAAGGTGAAAAAAGCATCAGGGTTCACAAATTTAAAACATGCGTTTATCGCCACGACAGTACACTCACGGGCGGGCGCAGTTCAAAACGTGTTTTGGCGAAGATGGAATTCATTCAGGGTGCGATGGGATATCAACAAACACTATGCGATGATGCCCTGGGAATATAAATACAAAACCGAACGGAAAGCCGGCCCGCGTATCCAGGATATCTATGCAAACAATACCGTATTTGAGCCGGTAACGGTACAGGCGCAAACTCTATTCGTGCAGCGAGTTGATGAAGAGGTATTGGAATTATTTCGGCGACAGGCTTTGTAAAGCGCCGCCTGGTCGTCATATATAATCGCTGCACTGGGGTGCGGTGTTTTCAGGCAATGAAGGATAATATTACAATGTCATTTAATGCAGTAAACTTCCAAAATGCAAAATTCGAACATAGAACAGCAGATGTCGAAACACCTGCATTATCCGAATTTTTTGACGGTGACCCTCCCGTGTGGAAAGTGCGAGGTCTATCCGGTAACGAAATCGGTCGATGTGTAGAGATGATCAGCAATCGAAAGGCGATGACAGATTTCCTTGCAGATTTACTGAATAAAAAAACTGATGAAACCATTAACGATTATGTACCGAGAGAGAATGCTTTATTGATTGAGTATTTCATGAAGGGCTGTGTAAATCCTGAGTGTAACCTGGATATAGCGGTCAAATTAAATGAACATTTCGCTACAGAGTTCAATATCTTAGCAAGAAGAATATTTGAGTTGACGGGCCTGGGCAGTGAAGTGGGAAAACAGACGCCCTCTGGGGAGACACCGGCATCAGAACCAGCCTGATGCTATGTGAACTTAGAGGGCATTTTTTGTTTGAAGTACGGCCAGACGTATTCCCCCAGGGGTTTTTGACATATACCGAGATTGAATTGTGGGCCAGGTACTACGACCACAAGAATAAGGAAAAGTGAACATGGCGGATTTGGAGCGAACAGTTGCAATTTTGTTTCGGGGCGTTGATGAGATTTCCGGAACAATGAATACCATATCCGGAAGTCTGGCGTCCTTTGGTGGGAATTTGAAGGCTGCTACACAGCCACTGGCTGATATTGCGCTGGGGGCGGAGAAAGCAACTCTCGCCCTGGCTGGTATGGCTGCGGGTGGTATGGTTGTGGCTGTCACAGCAGCAGGAAAATTTCAGTCCGGTCTAAATGAAATCCACACGCTATTGCGGGAATCTCCTGAAGCCGTGGCTGGCTTTGACCAGGCAATTGAATCATACGCAATAAATTCCACGCAATCCCTTGAAGACATCCAGAAAGCCATTTATCAATCACTGTCCGCAAACGTTAGTTATTCGGAATCCATTAAATTTGTAAGTGATGCCGAAAAGTTGGCGGTCGCAGGAAAGTCCACATTAACGGAAGCTGTGGACTTATTGACCGGGACATTAACAGCGTATGGCGAATCATGGGACCAGGCCGGCAAATATTCAGACGTGTTTTTCAAAGCGGTTGAAATTGGCAAGGTTACCATACCAGAATTGGCGCAATCATTATCCCTGGTTGCGCCAATGGCTTCCACTGCTGGCGTAAAAATAGAAGAAGTGTCGGCGGCTATTGCAGCGATGACCGCAGGCGGCATGAAGGCGGGACCATCTTCTGAATATCTTCGGGGATTGATATCCGACCTTATCAAACCAGCAAAAGAATCCCAGGGAGAATTTAATAGGCTCGGTATAGAATTCGGAGCTACAGCACTTGCGTCGTCAGGCTTAAGCGGTAAATTACAAGAAATTTGGACAAAATCTGACGGCAGTGCCGATGTAATGGCCAAACTCTTCGGGAATGTAACATCTTATACTGCTGCTGTCGTTCTTTCGTCAGACAAATCCGGATATTTCGCAAAAGCACTCGACGAAATATCTAATTCATCTGGTTCTGTGGCCCGTGCTTATGAAATAATGGTCAACAGTTTCGAGCTACTCAATACGCGATTAGCTAATTCAATAAAACTTGCATTGATCGAGTCAGGCAAACCGCTATTGGATGATTGGGCTAACATAGCAGATGGACTTGGAAAGGTTTTCCAGGGAGTTAAAGTCGGCCTGTCTGATGGTGCATTCGATGAAATTTATGCCGAGATAGACAAATTTGCTGTAGAATTTGGCGATTACCTGCGTGAAGTTGCCAAGGCTGTACCAGAAGCCATGAAGGATGTTGACTTTACAGCGTTTTTGGCGAGCATAGAAAGTCTGGGAACTGCTGTTGGTGATTTATTCAAGGCTTTGTTCGGAGATTTCGACCTGACAAAACCTGATGAGTTGGCGGCGGCAATACAGAAAGTGGTGGATGCTGCAACAAAATTGACAGAGTTCACCGCTGGTATTGCCGAATCATTAAAACCTTTCGCAACAGAGATGGGAAACTGGATTAACAAAGCGATAGACGCAGACACAGAAACGACAAAGCTGGCGGGGAAGGTCGCAGGGTTCGGGCAGGAGATAAATACGATGGTTACAGCACTTGGGTTTGTCGGGCCTGCGATGGCTATATTTTCCGGGGCTCTTGTGATTAATGCGGTTGCCACAATAGGCTCGCTTGGCACTGCGTTAATTGCACTTCCCGCCGCTCCTGTTGTTGCGGTCGGCGCGGCGTTGTTGGCGGTGGGATATGGTTTAAGCACGTTGTCCCCTGCGGTAAATTCGGCTACAACAGAATTTGATGAGTTTGGGAATGCCATAGGTCAATTCCCTGATTATGTTGAGCCGGTAGCAAAAGGAATCGGCACAATCATGTCTGAAATGAACATGATTCCGCCGCTTAAAACCTTTACCATAGATGGTGACACAGGGGAAGCCACAGAAAAGGTTAATGCTCTTAGTGCATCAATCTTATCATTTCCTCCTGGCATAACGATTGATATTTTAACAAAAATTGATCCTGTGGGGATTGGTACAGCATCTGCCTTGATGAACGATATGTCGCGTACATATACGGCAGATTTTGCCGTTAGTCTCAATGAACAGTCTATCAATAAAATGCGCAGTACAATGACTTCTATCACCAACCCCGACGGGACCAAAACCTGGATAAATGTTGGAGTTGATGCAGCCTCGCTCGAAGCAACAAAAAAAGCGCTGAAAGAAATACCCACAGAAAAACAGTTGGAAATCAAGTTGCAAGGCAGTATCGATAAAGAACTGGCCATGATAAAAACCGGTGCCGATACTGTACAGAAGGCCATGGAATGGACAGCAAAAATGAATATAGCCCAGGTGCAAGCCGATGCCGAAATGGTTAAGGCGTCATTGGGCAGTATTTCAGAAACAACGAAGGCGACCAGTGCTGAGATCAGTTCGTTGTTTAGTAATCGACCAAAGTCCATATTTGACGCAGGTGCAACAGAATGGTTTAAGCAGGTCGAGCAAGATCTAAAAATACAGAGAGAGCGATGGGAAGTAGAGAAAAAACTCCAGGAATTACAAATAGACGTTATAAAAGCCAAAGAACGCCGATTGAATTCTAAAGATGCTCTGATTCGGATTGATTCAAGTGGCTTGGAACCTCAATTAGAAATGATAATGTGGCAGATATTACAAAAGGTGCAACTCAAGGCAAACGAGGAAAACACGAAATTCCTGTTGGGTTTATAAAATGATTTCAATAACAAGTACCACCGAAATAATCACCATAAACGAATCTATTGATAATTCGGATTATGGTCAGATCGAGCCCCGAATCAGCCGCTCCGCCACCCTCGACGGCGGCAGTGTAATCACATCGTCCGGCTGTTCCCACTCCGACCGCACTATCGAGATCGTCGCAAGCGGTATATCCCCGGCTCAAGAGGCGATCCTGCGTCGGATGACCATGCAAGCCGTCCTGGTGCAGCTTGCGAACAGCGAGGGGGTTTTCACCGGTGCGATCAGTCGGTTGAAGTGCCAAAATAGAGAATTGAAATTAACGTTTTTGGTGAAAGAAAAATTAACGGAGGATTAAATGGCAGTCGTAACGACAGTACCCAACCACTATAAATATCTGCTGAAGACAAAGCAGATCGACGAATCATCGGATACATACAAAATCATCCTGATGAATACCACGTTCGCTTTTAATAAAGACGCGCACGCTCTTCTGGCTGATGTTACAGCGGATCAAATTGCTACAAACTATGGCTACACCCAGGATAGCAAAACGCTGGCTGATGTGGCTGTCACCGAAAATGACTCAACGGACAAAGCGACAACAGTCTGGAGTGATGTTACATGGACCGCTTCGAGCGGTGCAATCGGTCCGGTTGGCGCGGCAATCATTTATAATGACACGGTTACAGGCGATCCAATCGCCTGTTGCATTGATTTTGGTGCAGATTTCACTACACCTGATGGGTTTTTGTTCAAAATTCAGGCCCCTGAATTAGATATTGCATAAAGGTGGTGGTTCATGACAACATTTTATATCGATCCTGTACTCGGTGCTGATGCAAACGCCGGAACAGCCTGGGGCGCTGGAAACGCATGGAAAACAATCAAACTGGGAGCAACAGCGGCCAGAATTGCACCTGGCGACATTATCAAGGTTGCAAAGTCACCAGATCCCACCTCAATTGGTAATGCAGCTTGGACTCTGAATAGTAAGACCGTAACATTGGCGTCCGCTTGCACTTTAAGCATCGACCTTTGTGAAACGTCTTGGGTTGGAGCCACTGCTGATATTACCGTTGCCGCATCAGCAGCTAACAGAAAAGAAGGCGCGAATAACGTATCCATTACAATTGGAGCGGCGTTCACTACTGGTAAAGTTGCTTATAAAACACTCCCTGCGGCACTTGATCTGTCTGGGTATCAACAGGTTTCGTTTTGGTTTCGTGACAGCCTCGGAAACGCAGGCAGTTTGTATAAATTGTGTTTATGTTCTGATAATGTCGGTGCAACTATAGTCGATGAATTTGTTATCTCTGCAATTTCAGCGACACAAAAAGCGATATTCGTCCCTCTGACAATCAATAAAGGGTCTGCTCTGGGTTCAGCTATCAATTCTGTTGCGTTGTACGCATTGTCTGATCCTGGTATCCCGATCTTGATGATTGACAATATCATCGCCGTAAAGGCCATTTCTTCTGCTGATTCCCTGTCATTGACAAGCCTCATATCGACGAATTCAGCCGCTACCGGCGGTGATGAACCTTGGTACCCTATTCAGAGTATTAATGGTACAACCGTATTTATAGACAATGGCGCCACAACTCTGGCAAATATAGGGAAAGGTGCATGTATCGCTACAACAGCTTCAGTCGCCACCTACAAGCGCGAGTGTTTTAAACCAGTAACCGCCACAGATTATGTAGTTCAGGATTCTGGCACTACCGGTAATCTAATTCAGTTTCAATGTGGATACGATCCATCAACCGATACGCAAGACGGTGAAACCTTTTTCGATATGCTCGCATCCGTTGATTATGGGTTGGATTTAACAAGTAAATCGTTTCTCTTGATCAACCGGATCAATTTTGTCAGAACATATACTGGGGTGTATGTGTATAGCTCCACTGATTGCGAAATAAACGGGCAGACTGTTTGCGGTTCCGGTGGTTCTGGCATTTATTTTTATGGCGCAATCCGATGTAAAACAACTTTCGTTGGAAGCATCAACAATATCGGAGCTGGCGTATCCCTAACAACAGCATGTATTGGATGCGAAATCACAATAAAACAGGTTTGCAACAACATAACGAACGGTTTTAGTATAGGCGCTTGTCCCGTTTACAACAAAGCAACAATTGATAAAGCCTCCAATAACACAGCGAGTAATATTTCTTTTGGCGGGGCTACTTATGAATTTGTTTTAAAATGCCTTGAGTCAAAAGACAGCGGTGCTTTTGGAATAGAGTTTGTCACACTTTCAAAACGCAATAGAGTGATTGGCATGACGACATCTGGAAATACATCAGGTGCTATCTCTTATCCCACACTTGGCGAAAACTTTCTACGTGGTTGCACCTTGGGTGAAACTATAAAAACAGCCGGCCATGTTGCGTTTTGTAACTCTCGACTTGCATCTGATTATCAGGATGGCTCAGCGGATAACAATTACGTCTACACAGATGGTGGTTATATCAAATCCCAGGCAGCCGTTAGGCATACTGCATCTGGAATAGCCTGGCAGATTTTCCCAACACACGCAAATCGTGGCGTAATCCAATACCCAATGTATCTGCCTATTGCTCGGCTTGCAGTAAATGCCAATGCAACTGTTACGTTCACTGCCTGGCTGATACGGAATAATGCAGGGATACAAGCCAATATCCGATGTAAGGGTTTACAAATATCAGGGGTTGATACGGATATTCTTTCTTCGGATTTGACAACAGAGAACGCATGGACACAGCGATCCATTACATTCACGCCTACCGAGGCAGGAGTCGTGGAAATTGAAGTCATCGCATTCGGCGGCACTACATACTATGCCTGTGTTGATGATGTTGACTATTATCAGGCTTAGCACATGACGCTTCCCATACATTCTGATTTTAATGGCCTGAACTGGGCGTTTTGCGGGCAGCCTTTTTGTGATGTGGCTGTTCCTCCTCAGGTAGGATCATTCCATGGGTTAAACACCGCTTTCCACGGAAATCCTTTTGCCGGAACAATTGATTTTCGTGGAGCATTGATCCTTGAATCCGTATCCGGATCGGAAACAACTGCCAGTGTAGCTGATATATTTTTTGAACCGCCTGAATCCCGAACGGTAACACCTGTTCTGAAAACTCTCGATATCGGTTATCATGGCGCTCCATTTGTCGAAGGATACGCAATACCCGGGATAGTCTTCTTTGGCTTGGAGATAAGTTGGCGCGGCGAGCCATTTGTAGTTACCAGCGTCGTTCTTCCAACCATAATTGAGATTGTACCTTCTGCAGGTATCACGGCTGCAACCGTCGTCATTGGTGGAATTACCACCGTTCTCATCATGTCGGCAGATTCCCAGATGTCTGTTGTTGGCAATTGCGGAACAATTGAGGTGATTAATCAAGATGTGATCATTGTCCCTATTGCAGGGCGGGTGGTTGTCGGTGGACAATACACAGGATTGATTTTCAGTATTCCGGCGCTTCCTGGTGAAATATTAACGTCGGCTTCTGTGGTTGGTACTATCACACATTGCGTCATTATCAGCCCGCCTGCGGAATCCATAGCAACTGTCGGTGGTGTTATCTGCCTTGCTCTGCCAATCATACCAGCGCAGGTAATATGCTCGGTAGTTGGTGCAATTTTAGGATGTGTGATAGTCCCATCACGCGCTATTATAACTGTAACCGGGCGTAATCAGCCGGTTAGTAGTTTTCTCAGCACGGTTGGCGCAACCAGAAGTTACCAGGCCATTATCACCAAAATTGGAATGGCTGATTTGATTGTTCCGATTGCACGGTTGACATCCCGACAACACATAACGGATCCGTCATTTACAGAAATGACAATACCCTGCCTGGATCAATTAAGCGATATCCTTGAACGTATCGTCACAACAGGCAGCACGATAACTCTCTGGGGCATCCTTGCTACGCCCACAGCGATCTTGCAGCGGGAATCTCTCTTTTCCGCTCCAATAGAAACCGTGGTGATATTCGGCAATGGCAGTTCTCAATCAATCACTCTGTCCGGCTATGGCGTGAACGCCTCCCCGTCAATACCGGCCATATATCCGCTGTCCGGAGTCACCTACCGTAGCATTGATCGAAGCACGTTAACACTTCGGACAATTGCGACAGATTTTTGTCTGAGAACAGGAGACACCGTAACCTACGATGGCGATAGCATTACCGCAGGCAATATAA